GTATGCACTTGGATATGTGCTTTATGATCTTGATTAATAAACGCCTTCATCGGTTTGAGCATCAGTGCATCTTGGTTTTCGGTGACTGGATCTTTAGGCTTCATATCCTCTGGTAGAGGTACAAGCTTCTGGGCATCCTTAATACTGAGCACATCTAGCATCTGACGATACAACAGGGGCATATTAAATAAGTTCGGTGACTGTGCTGCAAGCTGCATTACTGCTTGGTATTGAACAATCTTTTGTGCCATTGTTGAAGCGTTAGGATCGCTAACAGGGATGACGTCCACATCATCGTAGTCAGACTTCTTAGCAAATCTGGACCCTTCATCTGGCTCATAGTTGTACTCCTCTGGTGTGTATTCAGCAATAATCTTTTTAAGTAACTTCAACTCTTGCTTCAAGCTATAGTGCACACGAGCCTGTACTGCACTCATCACCTTCAAGGTGCGCTCTAAAATAGCCAGCGTCGTACCAACAGGTGCTTGACTAGACATATCACTAATCTGTAGATCAGCAGTGTTTGCAAAGCGACGACCTTCTTCAACAATCTGATTGAGTAGTGACATTAATACCTGGCTTGGCTCCTTATACGGGAGCGGCATAATGTTGTCACGCATCGTACCGCTTGGTACATCTACGTCTCTAAACTCACCTGGGGCAATCGGGGTGTCGTCTCCCTTAACTCGCAAACCTCTGGTTTTAAAGCCGCCTGGCAGATTCGATAATGTGCCTGCATCCACAAGCTGTCGGATAAGAGAAGTACCAGACTTAGCATAAGCGCCGATAAGGTGAATAAGGCCAAAGTAATAAAAGCCAAATCCCGGAATATACCCATAATGGACAAAATGCTGACGCTTTTGACAAGTCTCATCATTCGGGTCCCAATTACGTCTAATTGAAAGAACATTCTGCGTACCTTTCTCGATAGTGACTACGTAAGGTAGTGCAATACCGGTGGGTTTACCGTCTTCATCCTCATGCTCGTACCCTTCTAAATCTAGGTTAACGTGCATCTCAAGGAGTTTATAACGGTCGTCAGTTGTTGCTTTGAAGCCCATCTTCTCAGCAATTTTCTTCTCTACTTCATCTAATGAAGAGTTTGGCTCACCTAAGTCAATATCACGATAAAAACCGGATACTTGTAACTTGCGGATCTCATTCTCATTCTTGCGCATTACATGTGTAACACGTTCAGCAGAAGCTAAATCTGACGCACCATAAGGCACAACCATATCTTCTGCTGGCACAAACATAGCTACTTGACGCTCTAAGTTTGGATCGTAATACACTTTCTTAAACGCATTACCAGCAAGACCTAAACCCCAGAGCATACGCTCAGTCTCGGGACGATACTCAGGCATCATTTCTGTGAGTTGATAATTCATATCCTCACGTACACGCTCAGACGCAGCTTTCTTTTCGGGTGTATCTTTACCAATGACTAATGTTTTTACAGGGCCTGATGCGGGGAAGATAGACATCATTGTTTCTGCTTGGAACTTCACGAGTGCTTCGGAAAGCATCGGATGATAAACACCACAGGCGCCTTCCCATGGCTCACTACGTTCCTCGATCTTAAGACCAAGTAACTCTAGCCCGTCTACATAAGTTTGTATCCAGTCTTTACGTGCACCAATATCTGAATCAAAGTCACCAACTAAGTCACTACAAAGTTCTGTCAGAGTGCTTTCTTTTAAATACTCTGCTAAATTAATATTGAAGTCATCCTCAGACTCTGCCTCTGGCTCAATCTGTATTTCCAAACCATCTATACCAATAGTGACTGACTCAGGATCTTCAATCTCGATCTCTATCGGACTCTCCATCGCAGCAGCTTCTTCAATACCTACTGGGGCTTGATACAGTGCTTTTTCAATTGCCATAATCTATCCTTAATAATATCCCTTGAACCGCTTAGACTTAAATAGTCTGATTTCATCTGGTTCATCGTTTGGTAATTTAATAAACCCACCCTGTCTAAAACGCATTAGCGCCATTACTGTTGAGTCTACCAAGTCATCATGACTCATAAATGGGAAACCCGCAATCTCTTCAACCACTTCTTCTGCCCAACGTGTCTCGGGCACCCATACTAGCCCTGACTTAACAATATCAGCAACAGAATTAAGACGGGCAAGCTTATCGCCACTCCCACGGTGAGGTGTGTACTCCATAACAGGCATTCCTGTGCGTCGTAACTCCTGATATAGCGCTGTACCAGCACTCTTTTTCTCCACAATGAACGCATCAGGGTTCCACTCATGCCATTCTTTCCAGGCTAAATCCTTTAATTCTGGAAATTCTAATCTTTTCTTGATGGAATTCAACAAAATAATACTATGACAGTCCATTTCTTCGTTAAAAAACACTCCCCACGTCGTAATAGCAGTAAAGTCTGCCCGATTATGTGTTTCTGCGGCAGCGTCTAGGCTCATAATCACGTATTCGCACTGGGGTGGGGTTTCTTGCTTCCACCAATTCCACCATTCTCGCTTGACAACGCTTGCTTCCTCGGCTGTGGGGTTTTGCTGGTACTGAGCGTTCCACTGGAACACCGGCATAGAAGCCTTAGTTTGACGCAAAGAGGCCAATGACAGCCATTCAGGCCAGAGAGCTGCTTCTTGATCTGTTCCTTCATTAAAGATCGCTGGAAATTCAACGAGTTCATACTGGTCTGCCTCTTCGTTCTGGACCATATCTCGAACAACCTTACCTGTTAGGTCATCCTGATGCCATCTAGTCTGTACTATAGCGACTCTACCACCTGGCATCAAGCGTGTTCTTGCTCCGTAGGTGAACCATTCGTACGCTTTCTCGAAGACATCGAAGTTCCCATTGATGATGTCCTGCTCGTTATGGGGGTCGTCCACCAATAATAGATCAGCTCCACGACCAGCAAGGGCAGAACCCACACCACAAGCAAAATACTCACCACCAGCATTAGTATTCCACCGACCAGCAGACTTGTTATCTTGCGCCAAAGAGACAGTTGGAAAAATTTGTTTATATAGGGGGGTATCAATTAGGTTCCTCACTTTCCGTCCAAAGTCCACAGCAAGATCGGTCGTGTGGGAGACCATCAAAACCTTCTTATCGGGGTATTTCCCAAGAAACCACGCAGGAAAATAGATAGAAACAAGCTGGGATTTACCGTGCCGTGGGGGTATATTGACCGCTATTCGGTTCTTTTTACCCTCAGCAATCTCCATAAGAAGGTTTGCCAATCTGCGGTGATGCTCACCAACTTTGTAGTCGGACTGCATTAGTTTGCAAAACTCTATTAAATCAAGCCTAGCAGCCTTAGCTTCCTTGCGCCTAGCCATTTCATCAATAACAAGCTCTGTTTCTTCAGCGTCTAGCTCATCAAACTGGTCCAAATTGTCCAGCATGAACTGCAGTTCAGCGTCAGTTAGCTCTTCAAGAGGGTTTAGGGTCGCTGTCGTCATCTTTTGTTGTCTCGGGTTGCGTATTTTGGACTTCTTGGACTTCTTGAGTTTCTTCTGGGGTGTCTTCTATACCCATTTCTTTACCCACATCAATAGCTTCTCCATTGACTTCAACCGCTTTTGCGTCTTCTATACCTTGTGGGTGCATGAGTTTTTGTATTTTAGAGCGCAGGGAGTCCATTAATTCTTGGTTTGACCGGTGGTTAATAGTAACCTCGGACTTCTCAGTAAATAAACCTACGTCGGTAATCTTACCCAACAGTTCTAGGGCACGGATACGAATCTTGGGGTCCTCATTAACAGACTCCAGTAGTAACTTATTTGTTACCAATAGCCTAATCTGCGTGGCGTTCTCTACAACCTTGGTGGAAAACTCTTTCAGAATGTCATTGACTGCGTAATAGGTAGCAGGTCTGATCTGCGAAGCCTTTTTGGTCGTGATCTTGGTATTTATCTGGTCTTCATTTTTAGCTACTTCATAGACAATAGTCTCTGCCACCGCCATGTCTTCGTCGGTTGGAGTAATATCCAGTTCCAATAAATCTGCCGTGCGGCATGCCGCTTCAGCTCTTTCCCTGAAGTTTGCTAGCACCGGATTGTCTTCCGGGAATGGTATCGCCAAGTCTGGCTCAACGTGCATTTGTTGCATCAAGTCCTTGTCCGAATTTGATGTAGATAGGCGAAGTATATAGGAAAACAAAAAATTCAATATAAAAAATTTTTTAGGCTAGGTACTTAGAAAACATGACGGGGGGTGTTTCTACAGGGCGCCGATTGCTGCCCAGGAAAAACTTGTATGGGGGGTGGTATATATTTTTTTCGTTAGGTACTTAGGCAATGTACCGGGG